GCAAAAAAAAAGTTAGAAGCACAACGACAAGAATTAAAATCATTTATAAATTTTCACTATGGGGCTAATTCTTGGAATGAGATTTTGCATATGGAAAAGGAGATCAGGCTTCAGAGAAAAAAAGAGATTTATGAGAGACAGGAGCTTATTAGAAAGATTTGGGAATACATAGGCTGGATATTATTGTTTTGTACAGTAGTAGGCTTTATAATACTTTTAGCTTGGATTTATAAAGAGAATAGAAGATGAAAAGAAAAGCACTGCAAAAATCTTCAAAATATGAACAATATGATATTGATAACGATGGTATTGTAAGTGATGAAGAATTTGAGCATATGGCTGAAATTAAAAGACTTGAACATGATTTACGAAAACAAAGAGCACAAAGACGTATGGCTACTGCTAGTTTGGTTGCTATGGCTTCTTTTACTGTTGCAATGTTTTTTGTCGATCTCGAGAGAGTCAAAGCACTTAGTGATATTAGTAATCTTTTTTACATCACTGGCGGTGGCATCGTGGCTGCATATATGGGTGCCAGTGCTATAATGAATAGAAATGGTAAGTAAATGGCTAGAAAAGATCCAAAAGTTGGAACAGGGAAAAAACCTAAAGGTTCAGGAAGGAGACTCTACACTGATGAAAATCCAAAAGACACTGTTAAAATTAAGTATGCAACTGTTGCAGATGCTCGTGCAACCGCTAGAAAAGTTAAAAATATTAATAAACCTTTCGCTAGAAAAATTCAAATCCTTACCGTTATGGAACAAAGGTCTAAAGTTGCTGGGAAGCCGCAACAAGCCGCCATTGCGAAGAGGGCGAAAGAAGCGATCAGAAGACAAAAGAAAACAAGATGACTAGTATAAACAAACATTTATTGGTATAGTAAAATATGGCTTTGAAAAAATCACAAAGGAGCTTGAAGGCGTGGGGTAAGCAAAAGTGGAGAACAAAAAGTGGTAAACCTTCTACACAAGGGAAAAAGGCTACAGGCGAGCGTTATTTACCTTCCGCAGCGATTAAGGCTCTTTCGCCCGCTGAATACGCCGCCACTACGGCTAAAAAGCGAAAGGCAACTAGAAGAGGAAAACAAGTGGCTAAACAGCCCAAAAAGATTGCTAAAAAAACGGCAAGATTTAGAAAGTTCTCGTAGGTAAAATATGGCATCAGTAACACCAGACATACCAGAAATATTCCAAGAAGCCTATGAAAGGGCTGGTCTTGATATGAAGACTGGTTATGATTTAAAAACAATCAGAAGATCGTTTAATATACTAACAGCAGAGTGGCAAAACAGAGGTCTTAATCTCTGGACTATAGCAGAGGGAACACAGGCTTTAACGTCAGGCACAGCCACATATACATTGCCTACAGATACTGTTGATCTTTTAGAACATCAGATAAGAACAGGTACAGGAACTAATCAAACAGATACTAACCTGACAAGAATAACAGTATCTACATATGCGCAGACAGCTAACAAAAACACAACAGGGAGACCAACTCAAATATTTGTACAAAGGTTAAGTGACAAAGTTGATGTAACATTTTATCCAGTGCCTGACAGCACGACAACATATACTTTGTTTTATTACAGAATAGTAGGCATTGACGGAATATCATCAGGGATATCAGGAACTACCACATCCTTCATTCCTCCTAGGTTTGTGCCTTGTTTAGTTTCTGGTCTTGCCTACTATGTAGCAATGAAAAGACCTGAAGTGTCTAATAGAGTTTCTGCACTTAAGCAGGAGTATGAGTTTCAGTTTGAACTAGCAGCAGGCGAAGACTCTGACAGCGCATCTGCTAGATTTGTACCATACAACACATTTTTTGGGAGTTAAAATATGGCAACATACAAAATAAAAAGTGGAGACACTTTATCGGAAATAGCAAAGAAAAATAACACGACAGTTAGAACTTTGCAGAAGATAAATAATATTGCTGATCCTAATAAAATTAGAGCAGGCAAAACTTTAAATTTAGGAATAGGTAAACCTGGATTATCTAGTGCTAGAAAGATGAGTCCTTATGCAGGTCAAACAAAGACAGAAATGAAAAAGATGTCTATGAAGAAACCAGCAGGATCAAAATCTAAGACTATGATGGCAAAGCCAAAAGCTAGACCATCCACTATAGGTAAGAAAAAACTTACTGGAACTGCGGGCAGAAGACAAAGAAGAATCGCATCACTCAAAAGAATGACAAGGAGATCATAATGCCAATTGAAATTGTACCAAAAAGAAAGACTGACAGAAGTCGATCAAAAGACAAAATGAAAAAGAGAATGACACCTAAATCTAAAACTTCAAAGACATCTAAAGCTGCTGCACCTTTCATTATGCCAGGTCAAAAAAAGATGCTTGACAGAATGATGGGTAAGTCCAAGCCACAAACACTGAAAGGTGGTGGAATAATGGGAATAGGTGCGGGTTCTAAGGCTCAAAGGAACCCTGGCATGAAAGATGATCCAAAGCCAAGAAAAAATCCAAGAGGTTTAAAAGCTGTGCCAGAAGGCAATAAAGGCAAAGGATTAAGCAAGTTACCAACAGAGGTTCGTAATAAAATGGGTTACATGAAAAAAGGTGGCAAGGTTATGAAGATGCGTGGTGGTGGAGCTGCAACTAGAGGTTTAATGTTTAGAAACAGATAATGGCAGGATTAATATGTAATTTACCTTCCATAGAAGTTTGGGTAAGAAAAGAATATTTGAGGGACTTAGATGATGGGTTTGGAGAATTTGTAAAAGGTGTTTGGGTTACAGCAAAATCTATTCCTGGGCGAGCTTTTTATTTTGAAACTTACTTGCCTGATTATGGTGCTTTATTTGATAAACTACCAATATCAGCATTTGTTTCTAGACCAGAGGTTCCCAAAACAGATATGGACCTTGCCAACCTTCAGTTTTGGAATTGTATGGATTATGGAGTCGTAGCAGTGCAGAAGCAGTTTATATCCACAATGGAGTATGAGGTGTATACTAGAGATCACGGTATACAAAAAGGTGCTTATATTTGTACATTAGATAACTATCACTACGATTGCGATCAAATAGATTATAGTACTAGCGAAAGACCAGCGGAGCATAAATCATCTAATCTTATCGAATTAGATAATGGTCAATACTGCTTATATCCAAACAACAGAACTAGGATATTTGATAATTCTTTATCTCCAAAAAAACCATTAAAACCTGATTTTAAAGTTAGCACTATAGAATATCAGGTAGAAAATGGACAAAACTTTAGACTAGGTGAAACAGATCAATATTTTTATGAGTTAGACAGTGACAAAAGCTAGAGGTAAATACGCATATGGATTTTGTGACAGATCAGGATTTAGATATGATCTGCATGATCTTGTGTATGAATTTAGAAATGGTGTAAGGAATGGCTTGAGAGTAGGAAAAGATATGGTTGATCAAGATCATCCGCAGAATTTTCTAGGTAAAATAAAAGCCGAAGATGCTCAATCTTTAAATGATCCTAGACCAGACAATAGATCTGAGCCAGACGTAGAAAGAATATTAATTCAAAATCCTTTTACATCTGCGGTTGCTGGAGGTGGTAGCACAGTAATAACTGTAACAGAAGCAACACATGGCAGAACATCTGGTGACACTGTAAGATTTAGAACATGCCAGCCATTTGATGGCATTTCAAAAAGTGCACTTGAACTTTCTTCTGGGTATTCTATAACTGTTGTTAATACTAACACATACACATTTACTGTTGCTGAGTCATCAACATCAGGCAATATAAAAGGGGGCGGAGACTTTGCTACAGCAGGTCCTGTAACAATCACATCATGAGTTTTACATTTACAACATTGAAGACAGCCATACAAGATTATACTGACAATACAGAAACTACTTTTGTAAATCACTTGTCTGATTTTATAAAAGGAGCAGAAGATAGAATATTTAAAAATGTAGACTTAGAATTATTTAGAAAAAATGTCACAGCAAATTTAACTGCATCTGATAAATTTTTATCAGTTCCAGCAGACTATTTAGCGTCTTTTTCTTTACAAATAACAACTTCAGGTAGTGAGGACATATTGTTACAAAAAGATGTAAATTTTCTTCAAGAGGCTTTTCCTCCATCTGCTAGCACAGGTGTACCTAGATTTTATGCAATATTCGATGTTAATAATTTTATATTAGCTCCCACTCCAAATTCAAATTATGCAATAGAACTTCATTATTATTATAAGCCTACATCAATAACAGCAGCAACTGATGGCACATCATGGTTAGGAACAAATGCGCCATTTGCATTGCTTTACGGATCGTTAGTTGAAGCGTATACTTATATGAAAGGTGAGCCTGATATAATGCAACAGTATGAAAAAAGATTTAATGATCAATTAGTAAGATTAAAAGACTTAGGTGAAGCAAGAGAAAATGAAGATGCTTATAAAGCAGGTTTGCCTAGGGCGCAGAGAACATAGGGAGTAAATTATGGCAACATCAAATGCAGCGACCACCTTTTTAGAAAACAGACTGTTAAATTTTTTATTTAAAAATAATGCAGCACAAGGAGGGGTGACATTCGCTTCACCAGGAGATGGCATCTATGTTGGTTTAGCAACAGCGGTCTCTAACTTTAACAGCACAACAGGTGAGTCTGGAGATCCTTCTATAACAGAAGCTACTTTTACAGGCTATGGAAGAAAACAGGTGACAGCAGCTAATTGGACACTAACTGCTGAGTCGGCGGATACTCAAACAATAAAGAATGCACAAGCAATTGAATTTGATCCTTCAACTGGTTCAACAGAAACAATTACTCATGTATTTGTAACTACTGCTGCAACTGGTAGTTTAGACGTTGTAGGTGCTGGTGGGAATGTTTTGTTTATAGGTGCTTTAGATGCAAGTAAAACTATAGCAAGTGGTGACATATTTAGAATTAATCAAGATAACTTAACAATAGAACTTAAATAATGGCATTAGTATTAAATGATAGAGTAAAAGAGACTACCTCAACAACAGGCACTGGAACATTAACTTTAGCTGGTGCTGTTACAGGATTTGAAACATTTGGTGCAGGTATAGGCAATTCTAACACGACATATTATTGTTTAACAGATGGAACAAATTTTGAAGTGGGGCTAGGTACACTCAATAGTAATTCTACAACTTTGGCTAGAACAAATATTATTAGTAGTTCTAATAGCGATAATGCAGTTAATTGGAGTTCTGGAACAAGAACGATTTTTTGTACTTTGCCTGCTTCTAAAGCTGTAACATTAGATGCTAACGGTAATGCAACTTTAGGTGCAGATTTATCTATAGGTGATGATCTTACTGTTAATGGTGGTGTGATAGAATTAAAAAACACTGGGGCACAATCAGAGTTAAGGATGTACTGTGAGTTTTCTAATGCTCACTATGCAGCTTTAAAAGCACCTGCCCACTCTGACTTTGCAGGTAATACTACATTAACACTACCTGCAACAACAGACACAATAGTTGGAAGAGCAACTACAGATACATTAACAAATAAAACACTAACAAGTCCTAAGATAAACGAAAATGTAGCTGTAACAGCCACTGCAACAGAACTTAACTATGTTGATGTAACAACACTAGGAACAGTAGAGGCAAGTAAAGCAGTAACAGCAGATGCTAATGGTGATGTTTTATTCCCTGATCTTGATGTGCTATCATTTGGAACTGGCGCTGATTTAAAAATTTTTCATAATCCAAATCATAGTGTTATACAAGAGCAAGGCAGTGGAAATTTATTTATAGATGCTTCTAACTTAAACTTGCGAAATGGTGGTGGATCAGCAACTTACGCAACATTTTCAGATGGTGGTGCAGTAGAGTTAAATCATAACAATAGCAAAAAGTTTGAAACCACATCTGCTGGCGCAACAGTTACTGGTGATGTAACTATTTCATCTACAGCAGATGGTGGTCCAGTATTAAATTTAATTTCTAATGACCCTTCAGATGCTGGTGATTTTGGCATAGAAGCTACTGTTAATTATAAAGCAGAAAATAGTGCTAGTGAAGAAACTACTTTTGCTCAAGTAAGGATGTTAACAGATGATGTTACAGATGGCACAGAAGATGGCAGGTTAGTTTATGAAGTAATTAAAAATGGTACTTTGACTGATATTATACATCTAACTTCAACAAATATTTTGATATATAACACTACTCCTTTATCTTGGTATCAACCTAATTCAACAAGTTTTGTTGTTCAGATAAACCCTCCAACACCAACTGCTAGTAGAAATATAAACTTACCTGACGCATCTGGTACAGTATTGACAACAGGTAACTCAGATTCACCAACAACCACAACATCAAGTAGTGATGCAGACTTTGTTTTAATAGATGATGGCGGCACTATGAAAAAGATTACACCATCTAATTTAGGAATAACTGCTGGTGCAGCTTCACTAGATGATGCAACAGCATTAGCAATAGCGTTAGGATAAGATATGGCAAACACATTTAAAACAGTAACCCATACAGCAATGAGTAATTCAGCAGGAACGCCAGAAACCTTATATACAGTTCCTAGCTCAACAACAACAGTGGTTATAGGTTTAACTTTATGTAACATTACAACTTCAAGTGTTTTAATTGATGTGCATTTAGAGAGTGACACGACAAATACGGGTCAAGCACAAAATGCAAATATACATCTAGCTAAAGATGTTCCAATAGCAGTTGGTTCTAGTTTAGAATTATTAACTGGTGGTAAGTATGTATTACAAACCACAGATGTATTAAAGATAGATTCAAACACTAACGGAGCAGTAGATGTGTCCTTAAATATAATGGAGATAACATAATGCCATTAAGCACAATATCCTCAAATCAAATTAAAAATAATACTATTGTTGACGCAGATATTAATTCAAGTGCCAACATAAATTTAGCAACTAAAGTAACTGGTACATTGCCAGTTGCAAACGGTGGTGCAGCAGAAGTACCTGCATTTATGCTTACAACAACTGGCTCTCATACTGTAACAAACAATACACAGTATGACATACCCTTAACTGTTAAAACATTAGATACACATGATTTATTAGATACATCAGATTATACAGTAAAATTTACAGCAGCTACTGCTGGAACTTACTTTGTGGTTGGCAGAACACGTCTTTTGTATTCGCCTACAAGAATGTATCTTAATTTAAATGTAAATGGTAGTAATATTGTAACTCATGGAGAAACAACAAACGCAAATGCTGGTAGTGGCTCATATCAAAGTGCTGTTGTGAGTTTTATACATACTTTTGCAAATGCTGACCAGTTAAAATTAAGATTATATTTTTTAGCTACGGCAAATCAAAGTTTATATGGTGGTGACAGCACAAGTTTACATGGTTTTAGGATAAGAACATGAGCTATATTGGAACAACGCCACCACAAACTTTTTCTACTGCTACAAGTCAGTCTTTTAGTGGTAATGGCAGTACAACTGTATTTACTTTAAATAGAGCAGTAAATAGAAATGAAGATTTAGAAGTGTTTGTTGAAAACGTACAACAAAAACCAGCAACAAGTTATACTGCATCTGGAACAACCTTGACTTTTCAAGCAGCACCAGGATCTGGATCAAATAATATTTATGTTATATTTAGAAACTTTGCTATACCAAGTGCAGGTGGTCCAAGTTTAGCTAATAATAATTCTTTTGCTGGAGTTAACAATTTTGCACAACCTTTGGTAAATTCTGGTACAATTGCTAGTGATATAACAATAGCTAGTGGCGAAAGAGCAATGATGGCTGGAGATATAGCTATTAACTCATCAACTACAGTTACAGTAAATGGAGTGTTAACAATCGTATGAGTCAGTTATTCGTAGATTTAATAGAGCCAAAGACCAGTGGTGAAGTGGTATCAATTAACAGAGGCAAAGGTCAAGTATTAGAGGTTTTGTCTAGTTTATGTGACGGAAGTACAGTCGAAGTTAT